TATCGAGGCCCGCATGGATGGCATCGCCGAGAGCGTGCAGCCCATCGCTCGCAGTCTCGACCGCATCCACGATTACCTGCTGAAACATAAGTGAGGCCGCAATGAGCACCCCCTATTCAAACTTCCTGCGTGCCGACATGCGCTTGGTGATCCTGCGCAGCCTGGCCGAGCTGCCCAGCTACCGCGCCAACAGCTCGGTGCTGCACACCGTGTTGCAGCACTGGGGGCATGAGCCCAGCCGCGACCAGGTGAAAACCGAACTGCGCTGGCTTGAAGAACAGGCCCTGCTCAGCATCGACGCCATCGGTGACGGCTCCGTCCTGCTGGTGACCCTGACCGAGCGTGGCGCCGACGTTGCCGCTGGCCGCGCCCGCGTGGACGGCGTGAAGCGGCCAGGAGCCTGACATGGGCCGTAAGTCGAGCATCGACAAGCTGGAGCCGCAGGTGCGCTCGCATATCGAGCGTCGCCTGCGGGAGAACCGGCTCACCCTGGACGAGCTGATCGAGGACCTGCACGAACATTTTCCTGCTGAGCAGAAGCCCAGCCGCTCGGCGGTCGGTCGCTACAAGGTCAGCTTCGACGAGATGTCCCGCCGCCTGCGCGAGCAGCAGGCCATGGCCAGCCTGCTGGTTGAGGAGCTGGGCGAGAACCCCGACGACAGGGCCGGCGCGCTGATGGTGCAATCCATCACCACCCTGACCACCCATGCCGCCCTGGGCGCGCAGATCGACGAGGAGACCACTGTCGATGATGTGCGCAAGCTCGCCCGCGCCGCCAAGGATGTACTGGCCGCCCGCAAGGTGAGCCGCGAGGAGCGCAAGGCCATCGAGCGCGAGGCCCGCGAAGCGCTGATCGCTGAGCAGGAACAGCGCCTGGAAGAAATGCGCGGCAGCGACGGCATGAGCGAGCAGCTGGAAGACCGCATTCGCCGCATTCTGCTGGGGAAGGCCTGACATGAGCCTCAAGGCTGCCGGCCCGGCCCGCAAGATCGACCTCGCCGAGGAAATGGCCCTGCACGGCGTCGAGGTGCCGCAGGACATCGCCGAGGCGGTGCCGGGCAACGATGCGGTGTTCCTGCCGTACCAGCAGCGCTGGTTTGAAGATCAGGCGCAGATCATGATCGCCGAGAAGAGCCGCCGCACGGGCCTTACCTGGGCCGAGGCCGGGCGCAACGTGATCAACGCCGCCAAGCCGCGCTCGCGCGGCGGTTGCAACACCTTCTACGTGGGCAGCAAGCAGGAGATGGCGCTGGAATACATCGCCGCCTGTGCCTTGTTTGCGCGGGCCTTCAACGAACTGGCCGAGGCTGACGTCTACGAGCAGACCTTCTGGGACGAAGGCAAGAAGGAAGAAATCCTCACCTACATGATCCGCTTCCCCAAGTCGGGGCGGAAAATCCAGGCGCTGTCGAGCCGCCCGAGCAACCTGCGTGGCCTGCAGGGCGATGTGGTGATCGACGAGGCAGCGTTCCACGAATCCCTGGAAGAGCTGCTCAAGGCTGCGCTGGCACTGACCATGTGGGGCAACAAGGTGCGCCTGATCAGCACCCACAACGGCGTGGACAATCCCTTCAACACATACATCCAGGACGCCCGCGAAGGCCGCAAGGACTACAGCGTCCACCGCATCACCCTGGACGATGCCCTCGCCGAGGGCCTGTACAAACGCATCTGTTACGTCACCGGCCAGACGTGGTCGCCCGAGGCCGAGAAAGCCTGGCGTGATGGCCTGTACAAGAACGCCCCCAACATCGAGTCGGCCGAGGAAGAGTACGGCTGCGTGCCGAAGAAGAGCGGCGGCGCTTACCTCAGCCGTGTACTGATCGAGGCGGCGATGGTGGCCGACCACTCGATCCGCATCTATCGCTATGAAGCACCGCCGGGGTTCGAGGAGTGGACGCCGGCCATGCGCGAGGCCGAAGTGCGCGCCTGGTGCGAGGAGAACCTGCGCCCTGAACTGGCCCGCCTCAGCGACCGCAACCGTCACACCTTCGGCGAAGACTTCGCCCGCCGTGGCGACCTCACCGTGTTCACGCCCCTGCAGATCGACCCGTTGCTGCGCAAGCGCGTGCCGTTCCAGGTGGAGCTGCGCAACCTCACCTATGAGGCTCAGCGCGACATCATGTTCTACATCTGCGATCGCCTGCCGCGCCTCACCGGCCTGGCATTCGACGCGACTGGCAACGGCGGCTATCTGGCCGAGCAGGCCGCGCTCAAATACGGCAGCATCCTGGTGGACCAGGTGGCGTTGTCACTGGCCTGGTACGCCGAGTGGATGCCCAAGCTCAAAGGTGAGTTCGAGGCCTTCAACCTACAACTGCCGCGTCATCAGACCACCCTCGATGACCTGCTCTCGATCAAGGTCGAGAAAGGCGTGCCGGTGATCGACAAGGGCCGCACCAAAGACCTGCAAAGCGTCAGTAGCAAGGCCAAGCGCCACGGCGACTCGGCGATCTCGCTGGCCATGGCGGTGCGGGCCAGCTTTATGGAGGGCGGTGCCATTGAGTTCACCGCACTGCCACGCCACAGCCGCGGCTTCGACAATACGGCCAACGACGACAACGACATCGAACTACCGGAGCCATCAGCATGGTGACCACATCCCGCATCCTGGGCCCCGATGGCCAGCCGATCCAGCTGGCTGAAATCCGTGAGCCACAGACCGCCCAGCTCACCAGCCTGCATCACGAGGTAGGCAACCACCCCTCACGCGGGCTGACGCCGAGCAAGCTGGCGCAGATCCTCGACGCTGCCGAGCAAGGCGATGTTGTTGCCCAGTACGAGCTGTTCGAGGACATCGAGGAGAAGGATGGCCACGTCCATGCCGAGATGGGCAAACGACGTCGCGCCGTGGCCCAGTTGGGGTGGCAGATCGTGCCGCCGGACAACCCCACGCCCAAGGAGAAAGAAGCCGCTGCCGCTCTGGAGCAACTGCTGGCCGGGCTGGATGACTTTGAGGCCATGCTGTTCGACGTAACCGACGCCATCGGCAAAGGATTTGCCTGCCTGGAGTTCGACGGTTGGCACCGTATCGACGGTGACTGGCTGCCGAAGGCCATCGATTACCGGCCACAGACCTGGTTCCAGCTGGTGCGCGGCCAGCGCCAGGAGATCCGCCTGCGCGGCTCGATGGGCGGCGAGCCGCTGCAGCCGTTTGGCTGGATCACCCACATCCACAAGGCCAAGAGCGGCTACCTGGAGCGTTCCGCGCTGTTCCGTGTGCTGGTCTGGCCGTACCTGTTCAAGAACTACAGCGTCGGCGACCTGGCCGAGTTCCTGGAGATTTACGGCATCCCCATGCGGGTCGGCAAATACCCATCTGGCGCCACCGAAAAGGAAAAACTGACGCTGCTGCGCGCCTTGGCCGCACTGGGCCATAACGCCGCTGGCATCATCCCCATCGGCATGGAGCTGGACTTTCTCAACGCCGCACAGGGCGACCCGGCAGCGTTCAAGCTGATGATTGACTGGTGCGAGCGCACCCAGTCCAAGGCCATCCTCGGCGGCACCCTGACCAGCGGTACCGGCGAAGGCACCAACACCAACGCCCTGGGCAACGTGCACAACGAGGTGCGCCTCGACCTGCGCGACGCCGACGCCAAGCAGCTGGCCGCCACCCTCAGCCGTGACCTGGTGTACCCGATCGCCGTCCTCAATGGCCTGGCTGACAGCTGGAAGCGCTGCCCGCGGCTGGTGTTCGACATCCAGGAGCCGGAGGACCTGAAGGTTTACGCCGATGCGCTCCCGCAACTGGTCAAGCTGGGTTTCAAGATCCCGCGCCAGTGGGCCCAGGAGAAACTGGCCATTCCCGAGCCAGCCGACAGTGAAGACGTGCTGCAAATGCAGGCCGCCCCACAGGCGCCGGCGTTGCCCGAGCAACCTGCGGGCCGTGCGGTGGCCACCGCACAACAACGCGCCGCGACGGCAGCCGAACATTTGGATGACGAGCTGCAGCCGATCACCGGCCAGTGGATTGCGCGTATCCGCCAGTTGGTAGAGCAGGCCGAGAGTTTGGAGCAGATCCGCGATGGCCTGGCCGCGCTGCTGCCGGACATGACCCTCGATCAGTACGCCGAGGCCATGGCTCAGGCGCTGGCTGCTGCAGCGTTGCAGGGACGGCTGGACATCGTTCAGGAAGCAGCCCATGGCCGTTAGTGCAACGTCGTTGCCATTTCGCGAGCAGAATGAGTTCCTGCGCCGCAAGCTCAACTTGCCCACCAACGGCTGGACGGACGTCTACGGTCGTGAACACGACTACGCCTTTGTTGTTGCCGGCGCCAACCGCGACGCGCTGGTCGCCGACTTCCGCCAGGCCGTGGAGCGGGCAATCGAGAAAGGCACCACCCTGGAAGCCTTCCGCAAGGACTTCGACCGCATCGTCGCCACCCACGGCTGGAGCTACAACGGCGGGCGCAACTGGCGCTCGCGCGTGATCTACGAGACCAACCTGCGCAGCAGCTACATGGCCGGGCGCTACGAGCAGTTGCTCGCCGTGCGCGAGCAGCGCCCGTACTGGCAGTACATCCACAGCGATGCCGTTGAGCACCCGCGCCCGGAGCATCAGGCCTGGAATGGCCTGATCCTGCGCTGGGATGATCCGTTCTGGCAGACCCACTTCCCGGTCAACGCCTGGGGCTGCCAGTGCAGTGTGCGCGCCCTGAGTGAGCGCGACCTGCAGCGTATGGGCAAGAAAGGCCCGGATACCGCGCCGCCGATTGTCTGGGAGCCACGCACCATCGGCCAGCGCAGTCCGCAGGGGCCTCGCACGGTGCAAGTGCCACAGGGCATCGACCCCGGCTTTGAACACACACCGGGCCAAGCGCGGCTGGAGAGTGCCGTGCCGCGCCCACGCCTCGATGACGAACTAATCCCGGCGCCGGCACCCGGCCTGCCCAACCGGGTGGCCACCGAGCCGCTGCCGCCCCCGCGCTCATTTCCTGCCGAACGCATCCTGCCGCCTGACCTGTCGGACGCCGCCTATGTGCAGCGCTACTTGCAAGCGTTCGGCGCCACGCTGGAAGCGCCGGCAGTGGTGCACGACGTGATCGGCGAGCGGCTGGTGATTGGCCGGGAGTTGTTCATCGACCGCAAGAGCGGCGAGCTGAAGGCCAACAAAAACGGACGCGGCCAGTGGCTGCCGCTGCTGGCCGAGGCGCTGCGTGAACCTGATGAGGTATGGGTGCGTATCGAATGGTTGGGCGCCCTGCAGAAGGCGGTGGTACGGCGCCGCTACGTGGCCCGTTACCAGGTCGATGCGGCCCAGGTGCCTGCTGTGGCGGTCTTCGAGGTGGGCACGGACGGCTGGCTGGGCATAACGACCTTCCCGCCGCACCAGGACGAGTACCTTGAAACGGTGCGCCAGGGTATACGGCTATACCGCAGGCAAGAGTAAACCCGGCGCTGCCACACCGGGTTTCCCGCGAGCGTAGGGTCGGAGGCCCTGGCAGGGGCGCTCTCGCTCGATCAGGTTATTTCAGTATAGGAGCAACCCATGGCAGGTGTAACCCTCGAATTCGATGCCGCCGGCGCACTGGCGGCGATCAACCAGGCAGCCCAGGCGCTGGGTGATCCTGCCCCGATGTTCCGCGACATGGGGGAGTTCCTGCTGATCGCCCACGCCCAGCGTTTCGCCAGCCAGACGGCGCCGGATGGCACGGCCTGGCAAGCACTGTCCCCGCGTTACCAACGCCGCAAGAAAAAGAACCAGAGCAAGATCCTGGTGCTCGATGGTCACCTGATGAACACCCTGCGCTACCAGGCCAACCGTGATGAGCTGCTGTTCGGCACCAACCGCAAGTACGGCGCCATTCATCACTTTGGCGGCGACATCGAGATCGCCGCACGCAGTCAGCAGGCCTACTTCCGCCAGGATGGCCGCAGTGGCGAAGTGGGCAATCGCTTCGTCAACAAGAGCCGGAGCAACTTCGCCCAGCGGATCACCATCGGCCAGCACACCATTACCATCCCGGCACGCCCCTTTCTGGGTACCAGCAAACAAGACAATCAGGCGCTGCTCGACATCGCCCTGCAGTACCTCTCCGGGGCGACCGCCCAATAGCCCCTGTACGCGCGTTTTACCCCTCCGGGCTGTGCCATCGGGAGTGGTCAGCCACTAAAAGCGCGAATATGGCGTTTATAAAGCCTCAGAGCGCCATTGCCTTGGGCCGCCGTGATGTGGTTTCGTAGAAAAAGCCCCAGCGGCCCCCGCCTGCCATTTTTCGGCCAGCCGAAAAGACCTGCCTGCCATGCCGTCGCACTCTGGCGGCATGAAAATCAAACGCCTCTCACACGCCGTCGCACTCGCTGCCTGCAGCTTCACGCTGGGGGCGCCGGCTGCCGATAACACCCTCTGGGTTCAGATAACCCCGGCGGGTCACTTCCTGCCGGCCGATGGCCGCGAAATTAACGTGCCCTCATGGCACATCGACCAGGCAGTGGCCGCCAAGGTCATCGAGCGCTTCCGTGCCCGTCAGAACAAGCGCGTGGTCGATTACGAGCACCAGACCCTGCTCAAGGAAGAGAACGGCCAGCCAGCACCTGCCGCAGGGTGGTATCTGGATCTCGAATGGCGCGAGGGCCAAGGCCTGTTTGCCCTCGTGCAACTGACCGCCCGTGCCGCACGCTACATAGCGGACGGCGAGTACCAGTATTTCTCCCCCGTATTCCTTTACCACCCGACCACCGGCGACGTCCTGGACGTGCAGATGGGCGCGCTCACCAATGCCCCGGCAATCGACGGCATGCAGGAACTATCCCTGCGCGCCGCCGCGTCGTTCGGCTGTTTCGATGACTCATCAGAGGAAAACCCTGTGAACCCACTGCTGCAGGCGTTGATCGCCGCCCTCGGCCTGGCCGAGAACACCACTGAAGAGCAGGCAGTCGCCGCGCTCTGCGCCCACACCACCCGTCTTCGCCAGTTGCTCGACCTGGATGAACAGGCTGACGGCGCAGCCATGTTAGCGGCCTGCACCAGCCTCAAGGCCAAGGCTGCCGCCCCGGCCGAGCCTGATCCGGCCAGGTTCGTACCGGTTGCGGCTATTGAAGGCATGCAGGCCGAGATCGCCGCACTGACTGCCCGACTCGGTGAACGTGACCAGAAGGAGCTGGAGGCCCAGATCGTCGCCGCTCTGGAGGACGGGCGGTTGCACAAGACCATGGAAAGCTGGGCGCGTGATCTCGGCAAGAAGGACCGCGCTGCACTGACCGCCTACCTGGATGCTGCCGCACCCATTGCCGCGCTCACACGCAGCCAGACCCAGGGCAACCCACCGGCGCCGGACGAGAAGACCGGCCTGACAGCCGACGAGCTGGCGGTGTGCTCGGCGATGGGGCTGAGCCCGGAACAGTTCAAAGCCGCGAAGGAGGCCTGACCCATGACCGCGCTGACCAAAGACCGCAACACCCTGCGCCGTGACGGTGTGCAGTACTCCGATCCGGTTGCGGCCAGCACCAGGATTTTTGCCGGGGCGCTGGTGTGCATTAACGCATCCGGCTACGCCGTACCGGGCAGCACGGCCACTACGTTGAAAGCCCGTGGTGTCGCTCAGGAATACGTCGACAACTCGGCGGGAGCTGCTGGAGACGTGCGTGTGGAAACCCGCCGTGGCGTGTTTTGTTTCGCCAATTCCAGTTCAACCGACGAGATCACCCGTGCCGACATCGGTGCGGATGCCTACATCGTCGACGACCAGACGGTCGCCAAGACCCATGCCACCAACAGCCGCTCGGTTGCCGGCGTTATCCGCGATGTGGATAGCGATGGCGTCTGGGTCGAAATCTAAGGAGCAAGACTCAGATGATCATCAACCGTCAAAACCTGAACATGCTGTTCACTGGCTACAAGGCCTCCTTCCAGAGCGCCTTTGATGGCGTCAAGCCGGACTTCGCGCCTTTCACCCTGGAGGTACCCTCGGTCAACTCGGTAGAACAATACGGCTGGCTGGGTAACAGCACCGCATTCCGCGAGTGGCTCGGTGACCGGGTCATCCAGAACCTGGCGCTGCATGACTACAGCATCAAGAACAAATCGTTCGAGAACACCGTGGGCGTCCCTCGCGAGAGCATCGAGGACGACAGTTATGGCCTGTTCAACCCGCTGATGGGCCAGCTCGGCCAGGATTCGGCCAACCACCCCTCAACCTTGATCTACGGCCTGATGGCCAACGGCTTCACCGGCACGTGCTACGACGGTCAGTACTTCTTCGACACCGATCACCCGGTGACCAACGCTGCCGGTACCGAAACCAGCGTCAGCAACTTCCAGGGCGGCAGCGGCACAGCCTGGTACTTGCTGGATACCAGCCGCGTGTTGAAGCCGCTGATCCTGCAAAAACGCAAGAA